CTCTGCCGCCAGAGGCGCGAACGCGTGCGCGCTCACCCACCCCAAGCGCCCGGTAGTCCGCCACAGGCCGATGACGGCACAAGGTGGTTCACCTCACCATTACGTGTCAGCGCCGCGATTCCCAGCAAGCTGGGCGCTAAGTCCTTGTGCTACGACCTCCGGTCGGGCCGGGTGAGGGATGACAGGCCGTCATCGCCCCGCTAGCCCGCTTTCTTTGCCCACGCTCACTCCACCGGCGCACTATCGCACCTACGGCCCGTTGTAAACAAGCCTGTCGATGATGCCATGCAGATCAGCTGCGTTCTCCACGCCACTGATCAACTCCCAAGAGGAACCAAACTCCATGGATGCAAAAGACCTCTCAAGTCTTTCCTGTTCCTCTATCGAGACATCAAACGCACGCTCAAAAGAAACGCGCGCCTCCAGACTCACCTCCAACGAACTGTCCTCGGTTGCAAACCAAGCTCCCAGAGCTAGAGCATCCCTATGCGGATGCTCCCGGACCTTTTTCACGGGCCCAAGAGCTCTGATAGCTGAGGTGAAGAAGGCTTGCAAGATAGGCACTCCACGAGCTTGAGAAAGCTCGCACATGGCAACTCCCACCATCCACTCACGCGCGAACACAGGTTCCCGAAGGTAAATGTGTGAAGAAAACGCGCCTGAGACAACACGATGATGCTCGCGAACCATGGACCAGCCGCGCCCTTCACCAAGGAACACGGGGGCCGAGCCACCAAATCTCACATCCTCCAACACGAAAGCAGGTCGTTCTAACACCACCTCGTGGCCACAGTTCTGGAGTATGGCATCTGAAAACCCTTCCAGCACGGGTTTTGACTCACTGGCCTCCAAAAAGACCAGGACATTGTCGCCATCCACCAAAACGTCGAACTTACCCAGGGAAAAAGCTCGCAAAGCAGCAACAACTTCAACGAGAAAACACAAGGAATTCCCCATCCCCGTGTTGAAGTCGCCACTGGCTCTGCCCCCTTCCCTGGAAAACTTCGCCCCACAAGACACTGTGCCACGTAGTTCCAGCTGCTTCTTCAAAAGAAAACCCAGTCTCGCATCACCGGGAAAGGCCGCTGCATAGACGGCCTGTTCTTTCTTCAAAGCAGCAGGTCCCACGTGGGCCTCGAACGCCTTACCATCTGCCTCAAAGCACACGCACCTACGGAAAGAAGCGAACTTTTTCCGTATCAGGTTGGCGCGCTGCCTCTGGTTCAACCCCTTAGCAACGAGTCTCGAGCCGTCGAAACCTAGAGCAGAACCTACGAGCCGGCCCCACAGCCAGTGCTCGAAGGGTTTCAAACGGGAAGCCACCTCCAGGTTGTAGCGGGGGGACCTGGGGTATATCAGCCTGGGCTTCATGGCAAAGCCTGGCTTCCTGTTCTTCTCTGCCTTGAGAAACGCCCTGATGGTCCAGTCCTGGTGCGTCGACAGACCATCTTCCTCAAGCGACCTAGCGGCCTCTAGATACCGTCGCCGGAGAGTCCCTGAGTAACTCTCGGCAGTGGCTCTCCACGAGAGAGCTCCATCTCTGTATCTGCGCGCGAACCTGATAAGATCGCGCCAAACGGGCTCAGATTGAGCAGACACAGGGTCAAAAACTTGACCGGGAACCTTCCCCATTGACCGCATTGCAAGTGCGGTCACCTCGTTGTGCGGACATGGACGGTTACAGACTGGCACAAAAGCCCCTTGCAAAGGCGCTCTGTAAGCCGTCCACATCTCCCGTTTACTCTCTGAACAAGAAGCCCAGTCGACCTTCCGAGTGTCTAGGACACCGGTTGCGATGGGGGGTGGAGCCCCCCAACACAACCCTGGAATACGAACCGGGCCTCCCTAAAGAGAGGGTGGACACTCATCAACGTCCAGACGCTCGCGAGCCAATCGCTCAGGAGCGGTTTCCCAGAAAGAGGCAACTACCGTGTCAGGTAGAGCAAACACCGCTGCCGAAGCGGGGATCTCTTTCTTGGCAAACCACTCACGCGCGCGGGACCGAAGTCCTGCGAGGAGCTCTTGGGTGCGCGGGCGAAAGCACGCATAGAGAGTTAGCGAGGCGAGCAACTCGGGGCAAATGACAAGTCTGCCCTTCATCGTTTCTACAACGAGGAAAACCTCGTGCTCGTCCGCTGTAGTTGGCATCACTCCTCCACCAAGGAGTTTCGCTTCGCAATCAAGCAAACTCAGAAGAGCGTTGGCAGGACCGGGGAGGTCGCCACTAGGGAGGTCTGGAACCCACCGCCTAGAGACGAGCCTACCCACGGTACCACCGCGGTCGCCCAAGTAAGCTTGCAGCCTGTTGGTCCAGACTGAACGCTTGCGATGCCGGGAAGGTGTTAACCCGCCCGCCGCTGTGCTGGCATGCACAACATTCACTTCGTCCGCAAATTCCATGCCTAGAACATGCGACCTATTTTCCCCCTTGTCCAAAGCAAGACGAGGAGGCACATCCGCCTGAAGCACTGGCGGCGGTGCAAGCGACCCCCTGTAGTACCATGCGGCCGACAACTCTAGTAACCAACCTAAAGTCGTACGCCCGATGGCCAACTCCCAAAACTTCCCAAGAAACCACACGACCCAAGCCCCAAGCCACCGGACCCACACGCTGTACCTGGCCACCATAGAAGGCAACCAGAACAGGTAGAAGACCCAGGGGGAGAACTCGAACCATGTGACACCCTGCTGGCCCAAAAGACCAAAGAAGCGCAGGAGCATTTCCAACAACGCAATCCAGAACCACCAAAAGATGTTTCTCAACGACGCGTCCAGGAGCATCACCCAATCCACAAACAGCTGCACAAACTCTGTAGGTGGGACAACTTTAACTACGATCAAAGCATTTTCGGTTAGTGACATGTGTGGCCGTAGAAAAAGTTTTGTGGTCTATGGGACCATCAACCAGTGGAGGCTTCACCCCGCCCCGGGGCCCCCTTCGCGGTAGCGTACGGCGCCTTTTCTCGCGTATCCCCTGGCGCGGGGTGTGGAGACAGACCACAACTGATCTAGGCACACTTTTGTAAACTTATCTGCGCCTACTGCTTTTCCTCGCAACTGGCGCATAGACTTATTAAGCGTTGGCTCGCCCGGGCAGAAGCCCGTACCTGATATCGCTCAGGTCGACGCCCAGAACCTTTCTTGATGTGGTGTAAAGTTCAAATCCCACATGAGAAAACCTCCAACGGACTTGCTGGGAGCAGCGGTCCTGTA